TATGTTAATACAGGCAACTACATTTCTAGAGGTATGAACATTAGAAAAACATACATGACAGACGTTGGTGAGTTCTTTGCTTATGTTGGATTGATTGATACAGATGTATCCTCTCAGGCTAAGTATAGAACAATGTTTGCTTGGACAGTTACAAAGGCACCATATGGTGATGTGACATTTGAGTACGCAGGCGAATTTGATAAGGGACTGGACTATATTGGCAGGCCAATTGATGATGTATCAGTATTCTCAATCAACTACGGTAATTGGATTAACCCAACAACACGCCTTGGCATACAGATTCAGGACCTTTTCGACAATGAATTCGAGATAATCCCTGGATATGGAGCAGGTGGAAGGGAAATATCTATAACTTTTGACGTAAGTTACTGATATAACAGGAGAAAAGATTTCATAAAGTGCTTGACTTAAGCTTCTAAAGAGTGCATAATAGTACTATAAAATGAAGAAAACAAACAAAGTGAGGACTTTATGAATCAAATCGAAACAAAGACAATACTAGCCAAGCTATTAGCTACTGAAGACATCAGTATTGTACATGATCCTAAGATGAGTACAGCGGCATTTGATGTCAAGGCTCGTACATTATATCTTCCAGTTTGGAAAGAGATGTCAAACGATCTATATGATTTGTTTATTGGACATGAAGTTGGCCATGCTCGTAACACTCCTGAGGAAGGCTGGCATGATGCGGTTTGTGATACTCCTAATCTTAAAGCCTTCTACAACATTATAGAAGACGCAAGGATTGAAAGAAAAATTAAAGCCCAATACCCTGGACTAACAAAGTCATTTCATAAAGGGTACCAAGAATTATTCGACAAAGACTTTTTCGGTGTTAAAGGAAGAGACTTATCTAAACTCCCATTCGTAGACAGAGTTAACCTTCACTTTAAAATAGGCCACTTACTAGGTCTTAAATTTACAGCTGACGAACAGAATTTTCTAGACAGAGTTGCAAAGACAGAAACTTGGGAAGATGTTAAAGTATTATCTCTCGAACTGGCTGACATGTCTAAAGCAGAATCAGAAGAAAGACAAGACGAGTTGGAGCCACTTCAACAAGAACTTCAAGATCTCCTAGATGAATTAAGCGAGGAACAACAAGGTGAACCTCAGCGTAGTGACTTTGGCGATCAATCTTCAGACGAAGAAGGTGAAGAAGAAGAGTCCGACGAAGCAGGTGAAGGTAACAGCTCATCTGAAGATACAGATGAAGACGGAAACCCAAAACCAGGCACACCAGGCGGTGAGCAAGGCGAAGACGAGACAGACGATGAGTATTGGGATCGTAAAAATGAGGAGTATAAAGAAGAAAGAGCTAAACGTCAAGCAGAATACGAAAAGCAAAGAGCAAAGCAAGAAGCTGAGCAAAAAGCTAACAACGAATACCTCGAAGCGAGAGAAGAGGCTGAGAAGAAGCAGGCAAAGATAGAAGAAGAAATAAAAGAAACTAAAAAGATGCATGACTTCCTAAGCCAAGGTGGACAGAAGTCAATTACAGATGATGAGTTTAGACTTAATGAAGAAACATTGGTTCAACTTGATGCTCAGCCAATAGTTTACTTGACCCTCCCAAAAAGATTTAAAGGTGATGAACTAGTCATCTCAATGGACAACCTATATGACTGGGACAAGTCCATAGACCTACAGAAGGTTACTGGTACAGACTACTGGGACACACAAGACGTTCCAAAATCAGAGTACAAGGCTATTGCTAATGGCATGTACCAAGAGTTCATAAGAAACTCCAATCCAATTATAGCTTCAATGGCTCAGCAATTTGAGATGAAGAAGGCAGCAGCATCTTCTAAGAAGAATCAAACTTCTAAAACAGGTAAGTTGAATGAGGACAAGCTCTGGGCATACAAGTTGACAGAGGATTTATTCCACTCAACTACAATGGTTCCTAATGGTAAGAACCACGGTATAATAATGTATGTAGACCTTTCAGGTAGTATGCAACGATCAATGGCAGGAACAATAGAACAGATGCTTAACATGGCATTGTTCTGCAGAAAAATAAACATACCATTTGATGTGTATGGATTTTCAGATAGACATTCAGATGGATTTTACAATGACTCAGGTGAGTGGGTAGAAGATACTTCAGGTCCATTCTCTCAGAACAAAGAAGTTGAGAAAAAGATTCTAGCAGACACACCTAATGGTGAGATGATTTTAACAAACGATGGTTTTAGGCTAGTACATTTACTTAGCTCTACTTGTAAGAAGTCAGAGTTTATAAATGCAGTTAGCTACCTACTACTAATGAAAGTAGGCTACAATAACTATTCCAGACAATGGGGTGGCAAAGATCAGAGTACTTATTTTGGACAGATCAGAAATAGATATTTAAGTCTAGGCGGTACTCCACTTACTAATTGTGTGTTGTCATCGTTCTCAATGGCAGAAAGATTCCAAAAGAAATATAATGTTGAAGTTCTTACTACAATATTCCTAACAGACGGCGGCGCTACAGACCAAATAGTTTACAGAGATCACTCCAGAGATTCAGAAGAGACAGGTAAAAACGGTAGCAGTTATGTATACAACGATCAAATAGCAATTAAAGACGGACCGGTTGTAACTAAGCTCCCATCCAAAGAATCATTCAGCAGATACGATGGTGTCTCAATCCATACGATGCTAGAACATTACAAAAGAATTACAGGTTCAACAGTAATAAACTTCCACATTGTAGACGGCAAGAAAGACGCATTCCACAGAGAATGTTTTTCAGCAGCATGGATGGATGGTGAGAACTCTCCTAGATGGGTAACAAGAGACTGGGAGCAGACAACTTGGAAAGAGATTCTTAAAGACAAGTTTACCTTAGTAACACCTACTTTCGGTTACAATGCTCGGTTCCTTATTAAAGGTAACAAGGATTTAGACGTAGGGAATGAGGAGCTTATAGTGAAGTCAGCCAAGAAGGGAGACTTACTGAGGGGCTTTAGAAACTTCAATAAGACCAAGAAGAGTTCAAGGACTTTCCTCAATAAGATCATAGAGTTAGTAGCTTAGATGATAAAAAGCACCAAAAACGGCTCTACTAGCACCCCTCTAAGGGGTTTTAGTACCCAAGGGTATACTAAGGCATACCCTATAATAGCCCCTCTCATAGACCCTAAAAAGAATTCAAAAGAATGCTTGACAAAAGCTTCTAAAGAGTGCATAATACATGTATAAAATGAAGAAACAACATAAATTAGTGAGGACTACAATATGAAAATGATAGACAGAGAAAACTTAATCCAGACACTGCAGTCACAAGACAACGGTACTGGTGTATTTACCCGTAAGGCAATCATCGAGGCAGCAGCGTCCATTGGACTTGGCTTCCCAGCGTGGTTGATAAACGGCAAACCTGAAGTCAAGGTTGAGCGTGGGATTTATAATCTTACTACAATGTTTGGTGGACAAGTTGCACAGGCTGTGCCCTTGGCAGTAGTCCAAACAAATCAAGCAACGGTAGCTCCGGCTCCAGCGATTTTGACTCAGGCAATTTTGAATGTAACTGTAGATAACTTGATCCCAAATAAAGATGAGACATTCGTCCCGTTTGGTTTCTACAAGGACTTAAAGACAGTTCTTTCTACAAGTATGTTCTACCCAATTTTCATTAGCGGATTATCAGGTAATGGTAAGACGACAATGGTTGAACAAGTATGTGCTAATCTTAAACGTGAAGCCATACGAGTTAATATAAGTATTGAAACCGATGAGGACGATTTGATAGGTGGAAATACTCTAGTTGATGGTAACGTCGTGTATAGAGAAGGGCCCGTCCTCACCGCTATGAAGCGGGGCGCTGTTCTCATTCTTGATGAAGTAGATAGGGGTTCAAACAAGTTGATGTGCTTACAAGCCATCCTTGAGGGGAAGCCTTATTTCAACAAGAAGACAGGCGATACTATAACTCCTGCTCCAGGGTTTAACTTAGTGGCTACGGCCAATACTAAGGGTCGAGGTTCAGATGACGGCAAATTTATTTCCGCCAACATCCTCGATGAGGCATTCCTAGAAAGGTTTGCTATTACCGTGGAGCAGGAGTACCCTACAATGGCTACCGAGAAAAAGATTGTAATGAAGAAAATGGAAAGGGTGAACAACCTAGACGAAGACTTTGCTACTCATCTTGTAACTTGGAGTGATGTTATTCGTAAGACATATTACGAAGGTGCCATAGACGAGTTGATTTCAACACGTAGACTCGAGCATATTGTTAACGCATACGCAGTTTTCAAAGACAAGACTAAAGCAGTCCAACTTTGTGTTAACAGGTTTGACGATGACACCAAAGAGGCGTTTATAGATTTATACGCCAAGGTAGATCCTTCAGTAGAATTAGCTGAAGGAGTTGATGAAACAACTGAACAGGAGATCCATACAGATGGCGAATAAATTAATGAAACAATATGACATTGATTATAAGTTTAACGAGGGAGCTCTAATAGAAGAGCTCCAAACTTATATTGATGGCACCTACTCTGGACATTACAGTAGGAATAAATTCCAGTCCACGGAATTCATTAGTGATTGTGGACACGGTGTTGGGTTTACTATAGGAAATATTCTAAAGTATGCACAGCGATATGGTAAAAAAGGTTCTGCCGACGATCATAGAAAAGACTTAATGAAAGTTTTACACTATGCTATTATAGCGCTCTCAGAGCATGATAATAATACCACAAAACATTATTTAGCAGACTAAACTCTTATAAATAATAACATTAGAACTACAAGAAACTAAGGACAAAACAGATGGCTTATACATTAACAACAACGTTCGTAAGACCTAATACAGGTGTTGCATTCCCTAAATTCTCTGACTATCATGCAGGACATGACACATGGAGACGAGAATATTTTACTAATAATAGTATTGGTATTGCGTTTTCACAATCAGCAGATGAGTTAACTCTTGTAGCAGAACTTGAGTTTGGAACTGAGGCCGCCTATAATACTTTTAAAGCAGCAAGAGATGTAGAAGGTAATGAACCTAGATCACAAGTTCAAGCCGCGTGTACTGAACGTGATGTAACAATGGAAGTAATGGCAGTCAACGAGGCTGGTGTTAGTTCAACCCTATTAGCTACAACTGACTTTAGCTAATTTGTAAAACTGGTCCTTCGGGGCCTTGACTTATACTATGTAAGAGTCTATAATACACTTATAGATAATTAAATATTGGAGATATATTATGAAACTAAGCAAACAGACTCTTGACATACTCAAGAACTTTGCCACAATTAACACGAACATTCTAGTTCGTGAAGGGAATACACTTTCGACAATTAGCACAGGTAAAAACATTTTTGCCAGAGCTGAGATATCAGAAAGCTTCCCTAAAGAATTTGCAATCTATGATTTAAATAGTTTGCTATCACTACTAACCGTTATGGACGACACCGATGTTGACTTTGGAGACGAGAGTCTTAAAGTTAGTAAAGGTACGTCAGTCTTTGAATACTATTATGCAGACCCTAACATTATTGTTAGTGCCCCTGATAAGAATATCGAAGTAGATAACTTCTTCCAATTCGACTTAACAAAAGACGATATTGATATGATAATGAAGGCAGCAGCTATTACAGCAGCACCTATGTTAAGCATCATTGGTAAAGATGGAGAAGTTACAATTACAGTTGGCGACCCTAGTACACCTAAGTCTAATTCCTTTAAACAGGTTATTGCACAAACAGACAAAACGTTTGACGCTCGTCTAGCAGTTGAAAACTTTAAGGTAGTTCCAGGTGGGTATAGTGTTATTCTCTCACAAAAGAAGTTCATGTTCTTAGAGAGTAGCAAAGGTGATGTTAAATACTGGTTGGCGCTTGAACGCTCATCAGATATCTAGGAGTAGATTATGGACGAAGGAAAATTAGAAGTTACTATTAGAGAAGCCTCAAATGGCTGGATCGTAGAACTTAATAGAGATGGTGAGACGGTTGAGTATATCTTTACAAGACCAAACCCTGCCATTAACTTAGTTAGAAAAGTGATGAAGGGTGAATTGAATCCTTTTGATGATGGAGATGTAGATGAGTAGTCTTCCAAATGAGATCCCTCCCTTTAAGCTAACTAAAAAGGTTACAACAACCTCAGGTGTATCTAAGTTCGTTGACATTGTTAACGACACTCTGTTTACAGACAAGAAAGTTGTAATCTTTGGACTACCAGGAGCGTTTACTCCTACATGTTCGGAGCAACAGTTGCCTGGGTTTGAGAAGTTGTACTTGGAGTTCAGAGAGTGGGGCATAGATGACATCTATTGCTTTACTGTTAATGACACCTTTGTATGTACAAAGTGGGCAGAAGATCTAGGCCTTATTAATGTTAAAGTTATTCCTGATGGCTCTGCAGAGTTTACAATTAAAATGGGCATGGATGTTAGAAAAGATAACATCGGTTTCGGAATTAGATCTTGGAGATACGCAGCAGTTTATGACAATGGTGTATTAGAGAAAGCATTTGTAGAAGAAGGCTTCAGTGATAATTTAGATGGAGATCCTTACGAGGCATCTACACCAGAGAATGTATTAGCATATGTAAAGCAACCTCCCGTAGGTAAGCACATAGACTTAGCATTTTCAGATACGACTGATGTTAAGGAGACTTTTCAGTAGACCTTTTTACCCTCGGAAAATGTGGCCACGATTTTAGGCCAAAAAAAGTTTTTATAATTATGATTAGGAGTTGAGATGGAAGTAGGACAATTTTTGTGGGTAGAAAAATATCGTCCACGCACTATAGAGGATTGTATCCTTCCTGATAGTGTTAAAGACACGTTTAGAACGTTTATTAAAAAAGGTGAGATTCCTAACTTATTATTAAGTGGCACAGCAGGTACAGGGAAAACAACTCTTGCTCGTGCGTTATGTGAGGATCTGGGTTGCGATTACATTATCATTAATGGTAGTGATGAAGGCAGGCAGATTGATACACTAAGAACAAAAATTAAACAATTCGCATCAGCAGTTTCCTTTGAAGGTAAGACTAAGGTAGTAATCCTCGATGAGGCAGACTACATGAACAGGGAAAGTGTACAACCTGCTCTCAGGGCGTTTATAGAGACGTTCTCTGAGAACTGTAGGTTTATCTTTACATGTAACTATGCTAACAAACTAATTGCTCCCTTACATAGCAGAACAACGGTTGTAGACTTTAAGATTAATCCCTCAGATCGCCCTGAACTAGCATCTAAGTTTATGGTTAGGATGAAGTATATACTAGATAGTGAAGGGATCGAGTACAATGAGAAAGTGGTTGCTGAGCTCCTAATGAAGTACTTTCCGGACTATAGAAGGGTGCTAAATGAGCTACAACGATACTCTAGTGGCGGTTCTATAGATGAGGGTATACTTAGTAACTTCCAGGAAGTAAATGCTAAGGCACTTGCTGAGAGCCTCAAGGCTAAAGACTGGAAGAAGATGAGACAATGGGTAGTGAACAATGTGGACACAGACCCTCAAGGAATATTTCGTCAGATATACGACATCCTACTTCCTCAGGTTAAGTCAATACCTCAGTTGGTTCTTTTAATTGCAGATTATCAGTACAAGGCAGCATTTGTAGCAGATCAGGAAATTAACCTTACTGCTTGTTTAACAGAAATTATGGCAAACGTGGAGTTCACGAAATGACAAAACAGAAAACACCCTCCGAAGCAAAGACATTACAGATACATGTAAGGGCAACTCCTACAAAAAAGAAAGAAATGCAGGAAAGAGCTAATGGATTAAATTTAACACTTTCGCAGATGCTTATGAAGTGTTATGAGGACTCGAAGGATAATGATTTTGGCTTTAACTAGACTATGGAAATTGTGGGCGAAGTCGTTAGGCGACAAAGCATCAGATAATACTAAAGACGCAGATGCAGTAGCTGTAATGAGAACAATAGTCGTTATGGTTAACTTTATTACATGCTTCTTTATATGTGCAGGAGTATTACACCAATGGTAGATTCAATTTTAGAAGGTTTTGGAGATCCTGTCGTAGACGTTAATGAAGAAGACTTCGTTACAAAACGTAAAAAGATCTCTCCATTCGACTTTGCTAATGCAATTAACTACACTAAAGAAAACCTCATAGTAGACGAAACTACAGAGAAGGAATATAATCCCTTTATTGTTAATCGCTCTATGGGGTTTGGTAAAGATACGGTTATAGCTGGTAACGAGATGAACGCTAGGCCTCACCTGGACAATAAATTACAGTTTGACTTCTTATCCTCAGTTATACGAAAGTCTAAACGATACAGTAAATGGTTAAAAACTGAAGAAGAGAATATAGAAGTAGTACAGAAGTTTTTTGGGTATAGTTTTATGAAAGCTAAGGAAGCGCTAAGACTTTTATCAGAAACTGATTTAGAACAGATTAGATTATATGTGAATACATCAAAAGGCGGAAAGATATAAATAAGTCTATATAAGTAAATTATATAATTAAACATATAGGCGAATTGAATGAGTGATCAAGAGAATTACTTTAACATTGACTTTCCAGGGTACGAACCTTTAGAAGTTTCCTTAAAAGACCCAGAAGATTTTCTGAAGGTTAGGGAAACTTTATCTCGTATTGGAGTAGCATCGAAA